TACGGTTACATCTTCGGGTGGCTACACAATCCATACCTTTACTTCGTCATCTACTTACAATGCTTAACGTCAAGGACTATGGCGCTGTCGGCAATGGTTTAGTCGATGACTCTGCTGCTATTCAGGCAGCGCTTAGTACTGGGCAACACGTTTACATCCCGACGGGTTACTACTTAATCAACAGCCCGTTAACGTTTAGGCAAGCTGGTCAAATGGTGTCAGGCGATGGGCGCAATCAATCTCGTCTAATCGTAAACTCAACATTTAATCTGTCTGCTCAAGGCGTATTGATTTTTGCATCAGGCGAAGAAGGCGCACAGCTTGAAGACTTTGGCATTTACTTTGACCAGCCTGATACTTCTGACCGCAACGCACTGACTCAATACCCTGTAGCTATCTACGCTGCAAACACAGCACGATTTACGCTCACAAGCCTAAAAATCACCAATGCTTATAACGGCATTGACATGACGGGCAACTGTGGCGGTGCGTTTATTAACCTGCTAGAAATGTCGGCTTACAACACAGGCATCCACATTGACGGCTCGCTAGACACAGTACGCATCAATCAGTTTCATTTCTGGTGCTTTGGAATGTCATCAAACCAGACCAACATCTTTTTTGGTTCAGCCAAAGCGCTAGACATTGGGCGTGTAGATGGCTTGATGCTGTCTGAGTTTTTGAACATCTCTAGCCTTGGCATCAATATGTACAAGGGTGCAACGGGCGATCCGTGGGTGTACCTGTCGGATTCAGGCTTTGATACGTTTAACGCTATCAGAATGTCAGCAGGCTCGTTGCAGGTCGTGAACTCATACATTACCCTTGCAAACACTCCTACGCTGCGTGGCGTACACCAAACAGGCGGCATTTTACAGTTTACGAATTGCTACTTCACAAGCGGTCAGACTCAGCCCTTTATGCTGCTTGAGAACATGACAGGCGGAGCGTTACAAATTGACAACTGCTACTTCAACTACGCAGGCGGCGCACAAGTATCGGTGGGCGGTAATGCAAATGCCAACTCAATACAAATCTCTAACTCTAGATTCCAAGCCCAGTCAGGCGCATTTCAACTGTTGGGCGCAGCCGCTGGTACGAACAAGATTCACCTGTCAAACAACATTATTGAGACTGCCAACGTAGGCTACGGTCAACCAATCGTAGACGTTTACGGCGCTAATCGTGTGTACATGACGGGCAACCGTGTGAATGACGGGCATGGCAATTTTGTGCATATTCAGAACGACAACCCAAACTGGGTCAGCGGTAACATTGCATACGGATGGACGTATTTAACGCCATCAGGGAAAATTGGGTTTTACGCAAATAATATTTGAGGCAGCAAATGGATTGGCAGAACCTTATTAATTTAGTTGGCGGTGCAGCATTAGCTGTAATTGGTTGGTTTGCCCGTCAATTATGGGATGCTGTCCAAAAATTAAAATCAGATATGAGTAGGCTTGAATTATCCATTTCTGACAACTACGTAAAAAAAGACGATTTTAAAGATGGAATTAAAGAACTAAAAGATATGCTTGGAAAGATATTTGACAAACTCGACGACAAAGCTGATAGGTGACATTATCGACCCACTAACCATTCTTGCGGCACTCGGGCCGTTAGCAGTTGATCTTGGTAAAAGCCTCATCGGGCGTTTTATTCAAACCGACGTATACAAGCCGACCAACATCGCTGAGTACACACAGATGCGTCAGACCGATTTGGCGTTGTTCCAAGCAATGAATAACGCTGGGGGTGGTGGAACTACCTATCCGTGGGTTGAAGCGATTGTGCGCCTCATGCGCCCTGCTGTTGGGGCTATTGTGCTTGGTACATGGTCGTTCATGATGCTGACCGGTCAAGAAAACCCCGCAGTCAACAACTTTGCAAGTGCAGTCGGTTTCTATTTGTTCGGCGACCGCACGCTTTTTTACGCGCAGAAAAAATGAAACACAATTGGCAACAAGCGTTTGAGCAAATGTTAGCCTCAGAAGGCGGCTTCACAGACGACGAGCGTGATAACGGCAACAAGCTACCAGACGGGCGCAAAGGCTCGACCATGTTGGGCGTGACTCAATTTAACTGGGAACAACACGTTGGGCATCAAGTGACGCACGACGATATGCGGAAATTAACCGCTGCGGATGTTGAACCCCTGTACAAGAAGAAGTACTGGGACGTTGTGCGGGCGGATGAGCTGCCTTCTGGGATTGACTACCTAGTTTTTGATATGGGGGTAAATGCGGGTCCGGGTCGTTCCATAAAAATCATGCAAACCGCTTTGGGAGTAACTCCTGATGGTGGGTTCGGTCCGATGACAATGGCTGCTGTGCAGGCTGCTGACCCTGTTGAACTGATTGAGAAATTTAGCGCAGAGAAAGAAGTGTTTTACCGTAGCCTTGATTCTTTTACTGTATACGGTACAGGCTGGCTTAATCGTGTTGCAGCAGTTAAACTGAAAGCCTCAAGTATGCTTGGGTAACTAGATGAGACCTTTGCGTTTTGCCCATGACAATTTAAGTGCCGCAGATATTTTTGCTTGCACTTCGGGGCTACGCAATGTGGCAACACGTTTAGCTTTAATTGCAGGATCGCTGTTTAAAACTTTGTGGTACTCACGCATAGGGTTAGTTGGGTCAAGTAATTTTTGTCGGCGTTTTTCTTTAGACTCGTCAGAATGTATTGGTTTGCCTACTTTAGCAACACGTTGGCGCTCTTTGTATTCTGGGTCTTGCCATTTAGCTAATAGCTTTTCACGCACCTCTGGACGTTTAGCTGGATTGTTTTCACCCAACATTTTTGATATGGCTTCGTCTGTTGAGTTTCTTACGGTTAATTTTGCACGAACTTCAGGTCGCTTAGAAGGGTTGTTTTCCCGCATTCTTGCGCTTAACTCTAATTTAGCTTTGTCGGACATGCTTGCAGTGCCTTCACCTCCGGGGCGTAAGTTGGTTAAAATTCCAGTGCCAAGCTGTATTCTTCCATGCTCAAGTATTAAACTGCGCTCCATTGATTGCGCTTCTTCTACGGTGGCTACAGTATGAGTTTCAACAACTACGTTAATGCGCCCAATGCGGTTAAGCATTTGTTTGCAAAGCCAGCCCCTCCCCCCTGCGTTCAATGGGTTGGTGCGACCTATAGCTTTAGTCATGCCGACATAGAACGGACTTCCCTCGTGTTTCCAGATGTATACAAACATGATATCTTCCTTGTTAATTGCTCAACAGGAGTGTAACACAAATGCTCCAAAAAATTACGATGCGTCCGGGGGTCAACCGCGAGGGAACTAACTATTCCAATGAGGGAGGCTGGTTTGATTGCGACAATATTCGGTTTCGTTCTGGTTTTCCTGAAAAGATTGGCGGCTGGGTTCGTCTGTCTGCAAGCACGTTTAAAGGCGTTTGCCGCTCAATGTGGAATTGGGTTACCTTGGGTGGCGCTAATCTGCTCGGTCTCGGCACAAACTTAAAGTATTACATTGAGAACGGCGGCATCTACTACGACATCACGCCTATCCGCAAGACAACAACAGGCACAGCAACTTTTGCAGCAACAAACGGATCAGCCGTACTAACAGTTACTGATGCTGCTCACGGCTGTCTTGTTGGTGACTTTGTAACTTACACGCTTGCTGTGTCTTTAGGCGGTGCAATTACTGCCACGGTACTTAACCAAGAGTATCAAATTGTCTCAGTACTCACAGCAAATACTTACACCATCAACGTTGTAACCCTAGCCAATGCAAGCGACACAGGCAATGGCGGCGCAGCGACGGTAGCTAAGTACCAAATCAATTCAGGCACAGTTACAGAGATTCCACTTGTTGGATGGGGTGGTGGCGGTTGGGGTCTAGGCACTTGGGGTGTAGGTACAACATCAAACACTCAGATGCGCCTGTGGTCTAACGATAACTACGGGCAGGATTTGGTTCTTGCACCTAGAAACGGTGGTATTTATTACTGGGTAGCCAGTACAGGTGTAAGCGTTCGGGCGCAGGCTTTATCTGACTTAGCAACGCTAGAAGGCTTTGATGGCGACTATGTGCCAAATCAAACGCTTGAGGTATCTGCATCTTCTATCCAACGGTTTGTTATCGCCTTTGGTGCTAATGCGTACTTTGCAGGCGACCCAAATACTGAATTTAATCCAATGCTTGTGCGTTGGTCTGACCAAAATAATCCATACGAATGGGTTCCTGCTATTACAAATCAGTCTGGTGAGTTTCCCCTATCGCACGGTTCTTCTATCGTCTCATACATCAACACCCGCCAAGAGATTTTGATTTGGACTGACTCTGCTTTATATTCAATGCAGTATTTAGGACCGCCGTATGTGTGGGGTTTTAATATATTGATGGACAACATCTCCGTCATATCCCCAAACAGCATGATTACGGTTAACAACATCACTTACTGGATGGGCGTTGACAAGTTTTATATGTACTCTGGGCGTGTAGAAACCTTGCCTTGCTCATTGCGTCAGTACATTTTTAACGACATTAACATTGCTCAAGCGTACCAAGTGTTTTGTGGTGGCAACGAGGGTTACAACGAAGTCTGGTGGTTTTACTGCTCGACAGATTCAACGTCTGTGGATAAGTACGTCATCTATAACTACCTTGATAAAGCTTGGTATTACGGCTCAATGTCACGCACAGCATGGTTAGATTCTGGTTTGCGTCAGTACCCAATGGCTACTAACTACGACAGCAGCGCGTTGACAGGCAGAACCCTATACCACGAAGCTAACGTGGATGACGTTGCTGGAACTACCCCTGTGCCAATTGAAGCCTACATTCAGTCTTCTGACTTTGATATTGGTGATGGTCACAACTTTGGGTTTGTCTGGCGCATCTTGCCTGACGTTAACTTTAACGGCTCAAACGTTAATAATCCTTACGTCACAATGACCATTAAACCTCGTCAAAACGCTGGTTCGGCTTATGGCGCAGCAAACAGTCCTGAAGTGCAAAGCGCAGACAATTACGCAGTTAGTCGGTCATACAACATTCAGCTTTTTGATGGGCAGGTATATACCCGTCTGCGTGGTCGGCAAATGGCGTTTCGTATTGAGTCCAATGAACTGGGCGTGGCGTGGCAACTTGGCGCACCAAGAATTGACATCAGACCTGATGGGAAGAGGTAAAGGAATACTTAATGAGTACAGGCACAACTAAATCCCCAAACTTACCGGTTGCTCCACGCGAGTATGACGCAGTATTTTTTGAACAATTTACAAACGTCCTACGCCTGTATTTTGCACAGCTAGATAATCCGGGATTTTCTGCGGCAAGTGGTTTAAACTTGAATATAGACAAGCTTCCCACACAAACCAGCCTTGGTGCGCTGCGTTCTGGTGATGTATATCGGGATACTACTGCCGGTAATGTTTTAAAGGTTAAGGTATGAATACCTACGTTCCAGTTGAACATGAATACATTGAGTTTGCAGAAGTTGATGATATTTGGGTTCGCGCTTACTCAATGGAAAAAGCTGAAAGCTATGCCGGTCAGCATATTCACGCACATGATCACATGACAATTGTTTCCCGTGGAACAGTCGAGGCTTGGCAAGACAGCAAGCTAATGGGCGTTTACACAGCCCCTGCCATTATTAAAGTACAAGCTGGCAAGGCACACGCATTTAAAGCATTAACTGATGACGTAGTTTTCTGTTGCATACACAATCTTCGCGGCACTGGTCTTGAGTCGCCTGAAATTATGGAAGGGTCTTAATCATGCCTATTATGTGGGGTTTAGCTATTGGTGCTGCAATGGGCGGTGGTATTGCTGCATTGCAAGGCAAAAAAATGGACGATGTGCTTAAAGGCGCTGTAATTGGTGGGGCTACTGGCGCTTTAGGTGGTGGTATATCTTCTCTTGCCAGTGCAGGTGCTGCGGGGGGTGTTGGTGCTGCGGGTGCTGGGGTTGCTAACGTTGCTCCTACAAACCTGTTGGCAAACAGTGCCGGTGCATCTACGGGCGTGCTTGGCGGTGATGTTGGCTCATTTATAGCTGCCGACCAAGCTGCAAGCCAAGCAGCAAGCCAAGCAGCTCCCGTAGATACTGGATTTTTTGGTTCAGGCATAGGTAAATTTATTTCCGACAACAAAATGCCTTTAGGTATTGGTGCGGCTGGTCTGTTGGCGTTAAATAAGCCAAGTAGCAGCAATCAAAGCGATCAGCAAACAGACAGCTACATCCGCCCGTATGAGTTTAGTCAAGTTGAAAACCCCGATTACCAAGGTGCTGGTACACCTTACTTTAAACAATCGTACACAGCTAAAGCACCGATTAAAGCAAGTGAATTTGGCGCTACTACCGTTGCTAATGGCGGTGCTATTCGTATGGCTGAAGGTGGCGACCCAGCGGTTGCTACGACAGAACAACAACGTGAAAACAGGACTAACCCTACGCTAGAAGCTTTAGCGGTAATGCAACAAGCACAACAGTCTTATCAACCTCCAGCACCTGCTGTATCTCAAGGCATTACACAGCCACTAATTCAGCCACAAATGGCGGCTATTCAACAACAATATGCTGCACCGCAACGACAGGCCCCTGCTGCATTTCAATACCAAGCACCGGCATTTACTAAATATGGGATTACCAGCTTAAATGGTGGTTCCGGCGGTGGAGACGGTGGCGGTGGATTAATTGATCCGGTTACAAAACAACCAGTAAAAAGTGCCGCTCAAATTATTGCTGCTAAAGATAAACCTGCTGCCGGTAGCGGTGGTAGCAGCGGCGTTTTTGATACTTACGGCAACGAGATGGGTCCTAACGACATATATTCAGGACCCGGATATTACGACAGATACCCTGTTGCTGAAGTTTATAACTACGAGACTAATCAGCCAACACGCCCTTTTAATCCAAACGAAGGCTCTCCTGAATTTAATGTGCCATCTAATCAACCCGTTGACCCATCCAGTGGATTAGCAGCTATACAACAACAATACGCCAATATGGGGTATACAGACTACACACCTCCAGCAACATATGATCCGGGAAACACTGGAGACGCTGACGGTGGGTTAATAGCTGACAAACATCCTAGATATGCAATGGGTGGCGGAATTGGTGCTTACTACCCTGAACCAGATGATGGTGACCGTCAGCTTGGCGTTGCCGGTTTAAACCAAGGTCCACAGTATCCGATGCAAGGTATTGGCTACGCTATGGGCGGTCATTTAGGCGGCTACTCTGATGGTGGTCAATTGCTAAAAGGACCCGGCGATGGAGTCAGTGATGATATTCCTGCTCAAATTGGTGACCGTCAGCCTGCTCGTCTTGCTGATGGCGAGTTTGTCGTTCCTGCTCGGATTGTTTCTGAATTGGGAAATGGGTCTACAGATGCCGGTGCTAAAAGACTGTATGCCATGATGGATCGCATTCAAAAGAACAGAGGAAAGACTGTTGGAAAAGGCAAGGTTGCCATTAACTCTAAGTCAGATAAATACTTACCCGCATGAACGTACAGCATGTCCCAATACAGTATGTGAACCAAACTTGGGGTGCTGTTTCAAGTTTTATTAAAGCGGCGATTGAGCAGCAGACTGGCGATACGGACTACACGCTAGAGCAAGTTCAGGCTTATGTGACTGGCGGGCAGTGGATATTGTTGGTTGCAGTAGAAGAAGACAAAATTATTGGTGCAGCAACGGTTAATTTGTTTAACCGACCCAACCATCGTGTAGCGTTTATTACTTACATTGGTGGCAAGTTAATTGTTAGTAAAGAGTCGTTTAAACAGATGTGCCAAATATTACAAGGCTTTGGGGCTACATCTATAGAAGGTGCTGTTAATGATGCTGTTGCTAGGTTATGGCAACGCTTTGGGTTCGTTGAAAAATACAAAATTGTTGAGGTTACGCTATGAAGTTCAACCATCTGGATATGTTACCCGAACGGGCTTTTATTAAAGTCGGTGGGCAAATTAAACCTCAAGGCGGCGGGGGTAGCGCACCAACTTCAACAACTGTTCAGAATACTAATATTCCTGAGTATGCAAAACCTTATGTGGAAAGCACACTAGGTAAAGCCGCTGCGGTTACTGATCTTAATAACAATCCGTATCAGCCGTATAAAGGCGAGCAAGTTGCACAATTTACACCGATGCAGACCCAAGCGTTTCAAAACGTAGGAAGTCAGCAAATTGCTCCGCAGTTAACGGATGCGTCAAACATTGCCTATCAAACAGGTCAATACGGTCTAGGCACACAAGGCACAGCGGCACAGCTTCAAAACGCATCGTTAGGTTATGGTGCAATGGCTGCGGGTGCAGGGAATCAATACGCACGACAAGCAACTAACCCTGCTGCCTCACAAGCGTACATGAACCCGTATTTGCAAGCTTCGCTTCAGCCTGCGTTACAAGAAGTCCAACGTCAGTATGGCATTACTGGCGCTCAAGAAATGGGCAACGCTACAAGGTCTGGTGCGTTTGGTGGAAGCCGTGAAGCTTTAATGGCAGCAGAGAATCAGCGTAATAAAAACATTGCCATGAACCAGATGATTGGTCAGGGTTACAACAATGCATTTCAGCAAGCACAACAAGCTCAACAGTTTGGCGCTAACCTCGGGCTTCAGGGTTTGCAAGCAGGGCAACAAGGCGTTCAAGGAGCTGTGGGTGCGGGTCAGTATGGACTTGCGGGTTTAGGTCAGGCAGGGGCTTCTGCCAGCACTCTTGGTCAGTTAGGTCAAACTCAGTTTGGACAAGAGCAAGCAGCTAATCAAGCTATGCTTGCAGCAGGTACTCAACAGCAACAACTTCAACAAAAAGCTTTGGATATAGATTATCAAAAGTATCAGTCACAGCTTAACTACCCGTATCAACAGCTTGGCTTTATGTCTGACTTGTTGCGCGGTCTGCCATTGACTCAGCAATCAACATCTATGTATCAAAACCCAAGCATGGTATCTCAAGCCGCTGGTCTAGGCACTGCGGGTATGGGTATGTACGGTATGTACAACATGATGAATAAAGCTGAAGGTGGTCAAATTAAAGGTGGTGATGGGCTTGACGCACTAGGCATGTACAACGCCATGAAAGGACATTGAAATGATTACTAGCATGATGGGTCGCATGGCTGACGCTGAAAAGTTGTCTATCCCACAGTTACAGCAAGCGATTAAAAACGGGACAATTCCCGCTTATGTTGGCGTCCCTCTTTTACAGGACAAAGTTAAACAACGCCAGCAAGCTATGGCTATGCAGCAGGCGCAACAAGGGCAAGGCCAGAATCAAGTACCCATTGCTGCACAAGTTATGCAGCAAGCAGATCAGTATCGTGGCATAGATGAGTTACCTACAAACTTGCCTACCACAGAAGATGACCAAACTACAGATGACGTTTACGCTAGTGGTGGGATTATTGCGTTTGCTGAACCAACCGCAGAAAACAATAACAGTTTGGTAACTGATAAAGAACAACCTAGCACTTTTTCATCGCTGATGGGAAATATAAAAGGCGCGTACAAATATGCAACTGACCCAGCGTTCCGTGCGTTTGTAGAAGATGGTGGTGATAAAGGAGACACTTCTATTGAAGCGTATCGTGCATTAGGTAACGATGCTCCACCAAATACTGAAAAAGTTCAAGCTGTTAAAGACCAAATGGCTAAAGACTATACAGACAACGTTAATGAAATGACACCGTTTCAACGTACTGAAAACAGACCTATGCTAACTCCCATGAGTGAGGGAATTAGCAATTTTTACAATAAAGTATTAAGACCAAAAGGAATAGATCAAACACTTAGAGAAGGTGAAAAACAAAGAGATGTTCCTGAAGGACTTTACCCTTACGTTGATACTGGGATGTTTAGTCAAATGCCCGGCGGTACAGCGGGCATAGCTAGCGCCCCACCTACTGCTGTACCTCAAGAAAGATTACCCGTTGCAGGAAGTGATACTGGCGCTTTTCAAACTGCGGATAGAGGTATAACAACGCTTCCTGCCGGACAGAACATTCGTACGTCACCTAATCAACCACCGGCTGGTCAACGTGGTGCGGCTCCTAATGGTACTACCACGGCTCCTACTGGTACTACAACTTCTGCTGGTGGTAGTCGTGAAAACGGTGCAGGCGGTAATGTACCAAGTACTCTTAGAGAAGCTGAAGCTATTGCCGGTAAATCTCCTGCTGCTGCACAAGCTGTTAGTGCCGTAGATAGATACATGGCTATGCTTGAAAAGAGCGGCGAAAGTGTTGGGCGTGAGAAGAAAGAAGCTTTGTACATGGCGCTTATTAGTGGTGGTTTAGCAGCCGCTGGCGGTACATCGCCTAATGCTCTGGCTAATATTGCTGCGGGTATGGTTCCTGCTGCGCAACAGTATCAAAAAGCTATTGCTGATATTCGTAAAGATGATCGTGAGCGTATTGAGAAGCTCATGACTGCTGGTATAAGTAAAGAGAAGTTAGCTCTTGAACTTAGAAAGCTTGGTATTGAAGAGAAGAAAGTTGATGCACTGGTTAATTACTACAATGCCCGTGCTGGTGCAGCAGGTTCTGGTGGAAGTGCGGCTGCTGATAAATTATCGCTTTTAGAACAGAAACAGTTAGAAGCGATGGAGTTAAAAGCTAGGCAGGAAGTTAGGACTGCTACAACTGCTATGAATAAAGATTTAGCCAATAACACTACTTATCAAATGAATTTAAGATTGGCTAATACTTCAAAAGACCCTAAACAAAGAGCAGAGGCGTTAGCTACTGTAAATAGTATAAAACAACCTTATCTGGACCTTATTAACGATGCTAGAGAATATGCTAATGTTTACTCTACTAGAAGGCGTGATACAACTGGCGAAACTGATACGTCTGGGGGTTCAGGTAACGTAGCATTACCAAAAGGGATTCCAACTGGGTCAAGACTCGCTGGTAAATCTGGTGGTAAAGACGTATATGAAGCTCCAGATGGCAAACGATACATTGTTGATTAAGGTGAAGAAATGGCTGTTAAAGAATTTACTGGTCAGCTTGACGAGGAATACAGCGCACCTAGAGTCAGAGAATTTACTGGTAGGCTAGATGGTGAAGTAGAGCCACAAAAAGGTCCGATTCAGGCTGCTGAAGACGCGCCTGATTTTTCTCGCGGTTTTGGTAATATCATTCCGCAAATTAAATCTACTTACGGTGCTGCAAAAGCATTGACGGGTGTTGTCGCACAGAAACTTGGATTTGAAGATACCGGCAGAGGAATTATGCAGTCGGGTCTTGAGACTATGGAGAAGGGCGAAGCTGAGTCTATTGTTAAACCTACTGATGAATTAATTGGTGCTTGGGAAAAAGGCGGGGCTGGTGCAATCCTAACTGATTGGCTTCCGTATCAGATGGGCGCAGGGGTTGGTAACTTAGCTCAGACTCTTGGCTTTATGGCTATCGGTGCTGTAACCGGCGCAGGTGTAGCGTCTATTCCCGGCGCTGTAGCCGGTGCAGTGGGTAGGAATCTAATTAAAGACGGTATTATTGCTGAAGCTCAGGCCCTTGTTAAGAAAGGTGCTGAGATTGAAGCTAAAAATTTAGTTGAGACAGCGGCTAAGAAAGAGGTATCTGCGCTTGCTCGCGGTGCTACCGCAGGTATGGTTACGCAATCTGCTATGCAAGGTTTAGGTGAAGTTGGTGGTCGGGCGTTTCAAGAAGGTGAGAAACGTGGCGAGCGCCCTGAAGATGTTGACTTAGCTAGAGTATTACCAATGGCTGGTGTTCACGCTATTGCTGATTTTGTTGCTGACAAGATTATGCTTGGCGCGTTCAAACCTATTACTAAAGAGGTGAAGAACGGACTTATTTTAGAGATAGGCAAGCGCATCCTCACTACTGGTACAAAAGAACTTTTGCCAGAAGAAGTCCAAACAATAGCTGAACGTTTTGGTGCTAAGTTGTCACTGACTGATGCTGAAGCTATCAGAGATTATATTAATACCGCAGGCGCATCTTACGCCATGTCAGTTATTCCCGGTGGTGTCGGTGCTGTGCGCTCTAAATTATCTTCACCTGTGTCTGAAGATAAAACTAAAACAACTGAAGATGCACTAATTAAAGCTGGCAAAACCACAACTGAAGCTGGTACAGAAACTGGACTACCGTTATTTACGCCTGTTGAATTACCTGATGGTACGGTAGCTAGGTCTCAAGCTGACTTAGATGCGTTTAATTTAAACCCTGCTGCACCAGTAGGGGCGACCTCAGCGTCTGTAGATGCACTTACTGCTGAAATAGCAGCGATGGAAGCCGACAACGCTGATCGCGCTGAAAAATTAAAAAACAAAGAAGGTAACGCTAGAGAACAGGTAGGTAGAAAACGTAAATTTGATGAGATAAGAGCAAAGATAGACGCTAAGAAGGCAGAACTTGCTGCTGCAACCGTTGCACCTAGCGCAGATGGTGACGGTACTAACTTAACGCCCGGTGCTAATGGGCAAGTAACGCCACCCGTTGCTTCAGTACCACCCGTTGCTTCAGTACCACCCGTTGCTTCAGTACCACCCGTTGCTTCAGTACCACCCGTTGCTCCAGTACCACCCGTTGCTCCAGTACCACCTGCTGCTCCAGTACCACCTGCAAGGGAATACACTGCTCCAGAACAAGCTGCTGTTGATTTAGTTAAAGCTGTTGATGCTGGTGGTGTACCAACCGATACTCGCAAGATAAACAAAATTGCAAGAGACCTTGGTCTAGAAGTTTCTACTAAAGCAAAACCAGAAGAAACATTAAATCGTATTAAAGAAGCTGTTGGTCGGATTGACACTACGCAGGCTGAAACTTCTGTTACGCCAGTAGCCACTGAAGTAGTTAAAGAAACTCCTCCTGCAAAGCGTATTACGCCTGTTAGAACCACTCAACCTGATGGTGGAGTACGTAGTGTTGTTACAAGAGAAGAAGGGGTAACAACTGACAAGACGCGGTATACATATGATTTAACTGTTGATGATGAACCATCGCAAATTAAAATAGAGACAGATAATTTAACTGGAGAAACAGAAGCGTTTTTTGTAGTTGAAGGTAGGATGGTTGGTTCTGGGTTAGGTATAAAACAGCTTGTTGCTAATGGTATGTCTCCGTTAGATGCGGTTAAACGTATGTTGCCAGACTCGGATAATTTTAAATTATCAGAGCCAAAAGCACCTAAGCAAAAAACAACTGAACAGAAAGCACCTGCGGTTATAACACCTGCTGCTACAGCGCGGGCAGCTACGCCTGAAGAACAGAACGCTATTAATCATATTGATGCTGTTGATGCTAAAGGTGCAAAGTTTTCACCAGCACAAGCAAGAAAGGTTGCCGAAGCAGTGGGTATTCAAATACCTAAAGCAACTAAAGAGAAGCCAGTTACTACTGAAGACATTAACCAAATCTTGCGTGAGTACGTTGGTAATCTTAAAGGTGTGTTGGCTGGGCGCATTCGTCAGATTGCGCCTAATGTATTTGAAGGCACTGACACTACAGTTACTACTAAGAAAGAAGAGCGTGTATCTTCAAAATTACCAACAGAAGAACCAGCAGGGCAAGTAGGTTCTACCGCAGGGCTTGACACAGAAGAAGATAAACCTAAGACAGTAGCGGAATTAACTGCTGCTGCTAACGTTGCGCGTGGCGATGCTAAGAAAAGTAAAGTCACTAAGGCTGGTACAGAAACAAAGGTTAACGCTGGTGTAAAAATTGCCAAGCCCGTTACATACGTAAAAGGTTACGAGCGCACTAAAGAACCATCTGCAAGTAATTTCTTAAACCAAAACGGTTATTACGGTGAAGAAGCTCCCATTACTGTTGAGCGTGGTATTGAGACCGGTGCATTAGATGAAGCCTTTGATCTTATGGACTCAACGCTATGGGAGAAAGGAGTAGCTAAAGAGTTAAAGCAACTTGCTGCGGAATTCAATAAAGACAAGAAAGCAAAAGATAGAGTCACAGCTGAAAAACCTTTAGATTTTATGACGCTTGAACAGCTTATTAAAATCTACGAAAAGTATGTAGGTAAAGCTGCTTTTGATGCAGGCGGTGCAGCGCGGGTAGAGGCTCAGAAAAATAGGGCTGCGTTTATAAAGTCGTTAACACCTGAGCAGCGTAAGCTATTTGATGGGATTTTAACTAAAGCATTTAAGAATGAAGTTCGTACAGAAGCTTTAGGTCGGCGCGGCGCTACCGGCAAGGACAAACGCGCCCAACGAGCAGATGATCGTGCAAAGATAAAAACTCAGAAGGACATAGATAAGTACTATGACGCTATAGAGCAGAGAAGGATTAACGCTGAGACAACAGAACGTGATCTTGAGCGCGAGGCGGCGTTAGATACTATTGAAGAAGAACAAAGTTTATTAGTTGATGAGAAAGAAACAGAGCAAGCTGCAAAGGCTGGTAAAGAGACGACTATAGAAGACGTTGCGCCAGAGACTACATCCGAAGAAGACTCAGATGTAAAAGCCGCTGACAAAATAGAAAATGTTGAAGCAGCCGGACCTGAAGCCTCAAAGCTCAATGCGCGGCGTAACACACGCACTTTGTCTGCGATCAACGATAGCGGGGATATTAAATCAGTCCTTGCCGAGTTAAGTGGCGGTGAGACTGATTACATATCGGTAGTTGCATCAAAACTATCTAAGCTTTTAAAACACTTAGGTCTTACTGACCCGTTAGCAAAACGTATTTCGTTTAGCATGAACATACCTGAAGGTAAAGACGGTATGTTTGACCCTAAAAGAAATCGTATTTTTATCAGGGGTGAGAACGGTCAGTACACAGGGAAACGCCCTATAGAAGAAGTACTAGAGCATGAAATACTGCACTACTACACTGACCACGTAGTTGATAACCGAACAGCTTACATACAGAGTTTACCTCCCGAGGAACGCCCTGCGGCAACGGCTGCACTTAACCGTTTAAATCTTAACTATCAAAGAGCCAAAGCTGCCCTAGGTGATCAATTTAATATTGATTCACTCAAAGAGTTTATTGCCGAGACATTCTCAAATAAAGAGTTTCAGAATGCTTTAAAGAAACTTGATGAAGCTGGTAAAACATACAAGCCTACTTCTAAAAGCAGTATGTTTAGAGAGTTTGTTAAAAACGTTATGGCAGCGTTTGGTCTTTCAGACCCAAGTTCTGCGGTTACATTTAAAGAAGTGTTTGAGGACATAGCGCAAATAATATCTGCGTCAGGAGATGGTATACGTGGTCGTGAAGTATCCTATGCAACTGGCAAATCTAAAAAGACTCAGCAAACAAAGAAAGCACCGACCCCGTTACGGACTGGCGATATTGGTATTGGTAAGAAAGGTGAAGCCAGCAATGCAGAGTACATGCCGCCCGAGGATGTTGTGGGGCGTGATAAGGGTTTCTGGAAGAAGTTGTTTACAACTTCTGAAGGTTGGCAAAACGTTGCGCGGGTATTTCAGAATGATCGCTACCCAATTAAGTCATGGCAAGATGTACTAGAGCTTGCTGGTGCAATTATTGACGACCTATCTAAAAACTTTAACAACATCTACACACAGATAACGTTGTCATCTGGTCGTGCCAAAGATTTATACGAGCGTCACGTAGCGGGACCCGCTCAAGCTTTAGACACAGCAATTAATGACTTTGCTAAAGCAACAGGTCTAGATATAAAGAGCGCGATTGCACAGCTTCATATGATTACTGAAGCAATTCACGAAAAAGAACGCCGTGAAGCAAAGTACATAATGCTTGTCCCACTTAGCCAAAGAGCGGTGGTACGGTTTAACGGTAAATTAATTTCTCCTGCCGCACGTAGGCAGCAGATTGTTGGCGAGCATGACAAGAACATTAAAGGTGAGTTAGATAACCCGAAGCTGACTGTTGCAGAGGCAAAGCAGTTACGTGCTGAACTTAATTTCCTTGTTGAGAAATACACAGACGAGACTGGGTATAGCCCGTCAGGTATTAAAGTTGCTGTAGATGGTAACAAGCGTAAAAATACAGATATAAAAAATGAAGCTTATAACGTGGTGGGTGTTGATCCTGACACTGCTGAAGCACGTCGAGTTGAGATTGCAGGCAGTAAATTTAAACCACAGATTGATGCTGTGTCTGCTGCGCTTAAAGGTTTGCATGATGCTACTAAAACGCTTGATATGCAGTCGAATTATTGGTCTAAGCCTGTTAGTAACCGTGTAGCGTTTTACGGGTTTGAGAATTACATCCCGTTAAAAGGTAGGAAAGGCGAGAAGGTTACAACGATTGATGAGATGTTAGACTTTACTAGCTCGCGCATGGGCAGTGAAGTTGACAAGCCACAGAGCGCGTTTGGTGGTCGTATGAGTGTAGCTACAAACCCACTGTTGCAGAGTATGTCTGATGCAACCCGCTCTGCTCTTCGCGCCGGGCGTAAGAACATTACGCAGTCAATTATTAATGCAATTGACCAAGGGTTGCTCAATGGTAAAGCTGAGTATAAAAAAGAGCCTATTCCCTTTGAGCAACGCTATGCCGTAGTTCCCGATGAAAATACAATCTTTCATTACGCTGAGAACGGCGACATCACGCTTATTAAAATTAAAGATAAACTTCTCTTAAATTCTATTCGTCGCACATACAAAGCAGTTAACCCGTTGGTTGATATTGCAAACAACATCACAAGTATGATTGGGCAGTTTCACACACGGTATAACTATTCATTCGGTCCGATGAACTTTGTGCGAGACATTCTTACCAATGCCTTTACTATGGGTGCGGACCTTGGGCCAACAAAGTCATTAGCTTTAATTGGTGATATTTCGGCTAAGGTAGCCAACGGTGGGCTGGGTAAAGCCATGCAGTTTATAGCTTTATACAACCGCAAAGATTTTGCTAGTATTGAAAACCTTGCTAAGAAAGACCCGTTCGTAAGAGACATGCTTGACTTCTACACAGAGGGCGGCATGGTGACGTACATTGACGGTATTGCTATCAAGTCTAATTTTGAGTCTTTGCAAAAAGAACTTGGGCGCGGTGGCATTATGAAGACTAAAGAGCAGGTGGATAAGTTTGTTGATATTTGGACAAACATGTTTGAGCTTGCAAGTCGTGCTTCTGCTTATGGTGTAGCCAAGCGTAGTTTTATGGCAGACGGTATGGCTGAGCAGCCTGCACGAACTAAGGCTGCTGCCTACGCTAAGAACCTTGCTAACTTTGAACAGGTTGGTCAGGTTGGTAAGACGATGGGCGCGTTCTATATGTTCTTTAGACCCGCCGCAACGGGTGCTGTTCGTGCAATTGAAGCCTTAACACCAGCGTTCCGTTCGCTAGACTCTGCGCTAAAGAGCTTACCTCAAGCTATTCAGATTGGTGCAACACCAGAAGCTAAGGCGCAGCGTGATACGTTTGTTAAAAACTACAAACAAAAGCAGAAGAACGCTCGAATTATGACGGGTGCATTGTTTGGGTTAGGTATGACAGCTTACGCTATGTCTATGGCTATGTCGCCTGAAGATGAGTTAGGGCGCAATAAAGTCATGACAGACAACATGCAGCAGTGGTCGCGCTATGCACGGTTCCACTTACCTGATGGGTTAGGGTTAGGTAAAGACGTTGTGTTCCAAATCCCTTGGGGCTTCGGTCTAGGCGCGTTTGCTGCTGCTGGGGCGCAGATGGCGGCTGTTATGTTTGGTAAGAGTACCGTTGCTGATGCAGCGGCTAACATCGCGTTGCAGATTTCACTCGACTCGTTTATCCCAATCCCTGTGTCTAAGATGAACCCGCTAGAAGACCCGCTTAACTTTGCGCTAGATTCAATTGCGCCAAGCACTGTAAGGCCCATCTTAGAGTTTGCGTTAAATAAGAATGGTCTAGGTCAAAGTATTTATAACGACTCTAATCGTCGTATTGGTGATGCGTATGTGGGCGGAGATAACATTCCCCAAGTCTACAAAGACATAGCACGTACGTTTGCACAAATTACTAACGGCGGCGTAGATTGGAGTCCAAACAGTATGTATTTCTTAGCTAATAGTTACGCTGATGGTGTGTCGCGCATTTTTGAAACAACTTACGGTTTGACTGATCTTGCTAGTGGTAGAAAAGAATTTAACGCTAAGACTGATCTACCGTTGGCTGGTTCTTTCTTTGGTACTCGCTCAAACGTAGACTCAAGAGAGTTCTCTTCTGTCGAGAAAAAAATCTTAGCTAAAGAGCAGCGGTTAAATATGTTTAAGGGTGATCCGCAAGCAATGATGAAGTATCACTCAGAGTACCCGATGGATGAGGCAATAGTTAAGCATTTTAATACTATGGTTAACGGCGAGCTTAAACGTCTGCGTACTGAAGCAAAGAGTTTTCGTTTGATGGAAGGTATCTCTCCTAAAGAACGTGAAGCAATGGTTAAGATGCTTACCCTCCAGCAAAACTTAATCAAACACAACATCATTGAGACGTTTAAGGCGTACGACATTAAGCCCTAGGATACGCGCCAAGACCTGACACCAAGGTGACCATCTTTACTTGCAACAAAAGATTTCATCTTGATGCCAGCTTTCTTGGAGCCGCTGTCTATCATGTAGATTAATTCGGCAGGGCGCAAGGTGGGGATAAAAAAACTATCCCCAACTTTCATATGTTCCATAGGGAACAGCCACTCCGGTTCTAAAATCTTATCGGGCGTCATTCTTCTTTACTGAATAAACCATCAATCTCTTCGGGGTTGAAGTGATAACACCACACGTTGCCACCACCGCCGCTACCCTTCCAGCCTTTGTTCAACCGACTACGTACAGAGCCGATCAAGCGTGGCTTCTTGGTATCACCGCCAATATAAATCTGTTTCATCTCACGTTCAAAGTTTGCCGAGCTTACCTGCAACTCAGCAAGGTACTTCTTAAAGTGAGTGACCGACACCTGCAAGATACCCTCCTCAATATCAAAACGCGCAGCGAGTTCGTTACGTGGCGCGTTCTTAACTGTGTCGCCCTCCAGCACAAGGATGTTTTGGATATTGCTGTTGATGTATTCATTCAAAATTGATGGGTAATCAGTTGTGTGCTTAGGCGCTACGTTGTCACGGATGTTAATCATCTCATGTAATACTTTGTTGTACACACGTTCAAGATTAACTTCGATGATGCCTGCCTCTACAGCAATCTCGCCGCCACCGAAGGCTGCACCGATTAAGTTTTGAAAAAACCGTTGCTCAGGTGGGTCGCCGAAGTCTTTAATAAATCGTGCAATCCATCTGTCTACAGCTTCATAGACTGCCTTGTCACCAATCTCATAGAGCCGTTGAACGTACATCACACCAGCATGACCGTAGTTGTAATTCATCGGGTCAAATATCTCTCTGCCGAGAGTGCCTGTAAGAAACGGAATTTTCTTGACTTCAAACTCAACCAAACGCGCTGCTTCACCAACAGGGGTTTTCTTCCATGCCATTAGCTTCGCATACATCGGATGGTTTGCAGTCATGAAGTTGATTAGAGATGCTGCTAACTCAAATTCACGTTCAGCGTTCACGGACCCCTGCATCTTGATCTTGGCTTTACCGTTAGATACTTTATGCACAAGCATCGCAATTGATTCTGGCTTCTTGTCGCCAACTTCATCAACGCCAAGCATAATGTTATGCAATGCAAGATACCTGCCTGTCATACCGTTGTCGGTTGCATCAAACACACTGAGGTCTTTTGGGTTACCAAAGATACTAAGTCCCGCATACATCGCGCCAGTCTTTGCTGAACCTGACGGACCTGTGAAGCATACTGATATACCTGCCGTAGATGTATATTCCATGAGAGGCGAACCAAACCCGCACAACAGCCCAAAGATTTGCATATCAAGCTGCCCGTCAGGGCGCTCTAACTGATCCATGCACCAACGCCATTTAGCGTACGTGCCTTTTGGCTCTACGTGTTTTGCTACGCCTTTAATCATGGGCGACACAGCAGAGTCTACTAACTTGCCATCTTCATCAATTTCTTTGTGACCTAACACAAATGCTCTCTTCGGCGGGTTTATAGAATCACGGTCAAGCTTTTCTGTCCAACCAAGTTGAGTACGTATTTGGTCTGCCTTGTATACATTTATCATATATTGATACCATTTGTTAATGTAGTTGTAGAGCCTTTGTGATTCTTTGGGTTCACAAGGGACACCTTGAAATACCACCATCTTTCTTAAATCCTCAGCCGATTGCGCGATTGGGATTAAGAATTCTCTTGCAGGATCGTTTGGCAATTCAAGACGCATCAACATACACTCACCGTCTATCTTGCCGTACACCCTGCGGATAGGCCAAAAATCATGTGCCAAGAACAGCACAGGATCAGGTTGTGTTTTCTTCTTTGTTTCTTTATCGAATGTTGCAGCGGGCATGTAATATATGCCACCGTTCTCGCCACGCACGAATGGCTTTAAGAATCCCGGAAGTTCCTGAAGCTTTTTGGTATCCGGTTTCTCCCAAACTGTGTCCTCTTTATGCGTGGTTGCCGCAGGTATAAACTCTCTTCCAAGCTCAATTGGTCCTGTGATTCGTCCTCTATGAATACATCCTTCGCAGAGACTTGGTTCATCTCGCGCAAATCCTTCGCACGTTCGGATAGAATCAAAAGACTTGGCTTTTGCAATTGTTTTTTCAGGTGTGTAGTCACGATGACCCTCGGATATTAATTGGATTGCTTCTTCGCCATCTTCGCAGCGTATGGCAACTGCCAGCGCCCCAGTCCATGATGTGTAGGGTGGGTTCTGTGGGTTCATTGCGACTTCTGCAATTTGTTTGCAGCCTTCGCCCTCAAGACTTTTGATAACAATGGTTCTGAAGTTGTACTTGAAGTTATCAAGCTTCTTGAACGCTATGGTATCTTCGTCTAAGCCTTTCGGTATTGATGCAAGAATATCGTTGACTGGTTCAACTTCTTCACTGCTACCAAGAAAATCTTTGAATGATGAGAAAGAATACGTGGTTAATTCTGTGCTGATTAACCCAGTTGGGCTAGGCGGGTCTGTTTTGTAGTTGAGCGAGTCTGCATAACGCATGATCCGCGCCATGTCTGCCATCACCGCAGGGTCACAGAATAACTTGGGGGTGCAATACTCTTTAAATAACTGAGCAATAGGCAGGTACTCTGCTGCCGGTACATCTTCATCCAACAACCAATATGCATGAACCCCACGCCCTGAACTAACGCGCACAGGCTCGGGTAACCCACTCTCCGCGATGAACGTATCAAGCGCAACAAGTGCGGCGTCAGCATCAACGTAGCCTTTGTTTTCTGCTGCCTTCTCTTCGCCTACATCTAGATCAATAAATAACGATCTACAGAACAAAGCGTCTTTCGCCTTCCTACTAAACTCATCGAACGTGCTTACAGCTATAAATATGTTTTGCTTTCGCTTTTTGAAGTCCTCAACTAAATCAAATATCTCGTCAAACGTCTCTGTAAACTTATTCCTAGTTGCCCCTGTTGCCGGATCAATGCCGGTAACACAGTAGACGCCCTGTGTTGGCAACGCCTTCTCATAAAATTGTTTTATCATTTCTTGAGTAGAGTCTAAAAAAGCGTGAGTGATCACGCTTTGGTGTGGGGGTTAGGGGGCATGACACCCCCTATTTTTACTGTAGTTCTTGACCGATCATATCCTCAATGTATTTTTTAGCCGCTAGAGTATTACGTGCAGGTAGAACACCATTCTGCAAGTCTTTCTCAACAAGGTCAATAAACACTTCTACTATATGCTCGTTCTTCTCGCGGATGGGTCTGCCACGGAACCAGCTATACAATGACATACGGGAAACATTTAACGCAACCGCTACGTACTTGGCTGGTAAATTTGCTTTGACGCAGGATTTCGCAAGCGTAACCCCAATCCTTCGGGGATTACCCTTATGCATCGCAATTAAAAACTTTTCGCTATATGTCCGTGGCATTCCTGCTCCTTATTTCTTAGACCATTTCTTCATAACATCAACAACGTTCTTCTCAGCGTCACCCTCTGAGGCTGGCTTTGATTCGCGCTTGATAGGCTCGTTCTCTTTTGCTAACTGCTCAAAACCACCATCGTCTGCGGATGCTTCATTGCTAGTATCAGCTTGGTAGACGCTCATCTTAATAGCTGCTTCTGCTGCTGCACTCTTAGCCTGCTGTGCGATGATTGGCAATACATCATCAGGTGTTGCGCTGTCAGGAGAGAACACAACTTTCGGCGTAGGTGACTTTGTATCGAACGCCATACGGGTCACAACGCGCCCAGCACTTACGTTGTTAGCCGCCAAGTGCTGAATGTACGGACGGAAAGGACGACGACCATTATCCTCTTTGCCGAACGCTGACGTAGCAGGCAACACCAACTGCATCACATCCCCTGCGGGGTCATTAGGCAATACAACAGCAGTGCGCCATGACAATCGGCACTTAGTACCCGTACCACTGTCGCCTGAACCCTTAACGCTGTACTGACACTCGTTACAAGATTTAGCTGGCGGGTTCTTCACTTCTGCATCAGGTGCTTCAGAGTCACTTGACCAACAAGCGGGGCTAACCTTCTCGCCTTCCTTGTAGCCTTGCATATACAACTGGCGCGATGCCTTGTGTGCCATCTTAACGAAGATGACATTCATAAAGCGGTCTTCAATCGTGCCAACTTCTTTACCACCCGCATACTTGCGGAACACGCCACCTTTAATGGAGATGCGTTTAACACCACCACGCCCTGCGCCACCTGCAACGGCAAGGGTATCTTCATCAAGACCTTCTACGGTTAGTGATGTGTTTTGGGATAGCAATGTGATTAGATCGTTACTCATTTAATTTCCTTTGACTGAATTTGACTATTTAGATGTAGGCTTACGTACCGTGATGCCAAACTCGCGCATCACATTTACGCCGGGGGGTAGACCATCTTCTTTGTGTTCCGACATAAATTCTTTGAAGTTGCCTTGGTGTATACGACGCTCAAATAAATCAACCGCCTGATGCTCCAAAATAAACTTCTTAAAGTTGTCCCAATCGTTGCAGTAAAAACGCTCGTTCATCTTGCGAATCACTGTTCCGTTTTGGGTTTTAATACTGTCTGCATTAGTATCATTGCAGATTGAAAGCATCGACTGCTCTAGGACTGCCAGCTCTTCCTTTAGCACCTTGTCTTTGGTTTCATACTCGTTGAGTATCTTTTCACGTTCACTTCTTATTGTCAAGTATATTTGTACTAATTCTTCAAGATTCATCTTCATTTCCGATAGTTTGTTTATATAGATCAACCAGCTTCTCATGCGAATCGACTTTGCCTTGAAGCATCTCATACATCTTGCGTTCCACTTCCGACCCCTGTAGGTGTACGACAGTCATACTGTTTTTCTGACCCACTCGGTCTATTCGGGCAACGCATTGCAAGTATGTTTCTACGCTCATCACAGGCGACCAAAACACTACGGTATTCGCAGCAGTTAGTGTCACACCATGCGAGGCAGATTGCGGTTGAATGACTAAGACCCTTGGTGACTCTGCGGTTTGAAACCTATTGATAATTTCGGCCCGCTCCCTTGCTGTTACATCTCCGTTTATTATTTCATTGCTGACTCCTTGTTCTGTTAAATACCGGGCCACTACACTGATCGTATGTCGGTAGGGTACAAAAACTATGACCTTATGTTCGGTCTCATCTAGTACTTCTGACAATGTGTTCAGTCGTGGGCTAACATCAAACTCAATTACATCGTGTTTATCGGTGTAGACAGCACCACCTGATATTTGTAACAACTTACTTAACTTCGCAGCGGCATTGACTGCGCTGATTTCTTCGCCTGCTGCCTCAACTAGCAACTGACTCTTTAAAATTCTGTAGTACTTGTTCGCCTGTGCGGTAAGCGGAACTAAGCGGGTTTGATACATAACCTCGGGCAAGTCCAAACACTCAGCCTTGGTAAATCGGATGGCGGGTTGCAACGCCTCGTACACAGATTGCTTGGAAGTTGGTTTAGCTACCCAACTGAACCTAGACACAGGGTGCATCACCTTATCGCGCCAAGCCGTGAAGAACTTTGGTACGTTGGCAGGAGCTACAAGTCGTGCAAGACCAAACGCATCAAGCGGGGACTGCGAAGCAGGAGTGCCAGTCAGCATCCATAGTCTTGTGTTTGGCTTTAAAAGTTTTGCTAGAGTTTTCCAACGGCGGGTCGTGGCTGTTTTATAAGCGTTCGCTTCATCGACCACAATCAGGTCGAACCCTAGCTTGAGTATTTCGTCCTGCACGATGCCAACACCATCGTAGTTGATGATGACAAACTCGTACGCACCGTTGATGATTTTCTTACGCCGCTTTGCGTCACCGTAGGCAACTGCAACGCTTCTGTGCATGGCGGTTTTAAATATATCCGCTTGCCATGCTGAGTACATAATTGATAGAGGGCAGATCACCAACACACGCTTGACTAACTTTTGTGTCATTAGATAGTCAGCAGCCCAAATCACTGAGGAGGTCTTGCCTGTGCCTGCCTCGTTAAAGCAAAACGCCCGATCACGCAAAGTCAAAAACGCTGCGGTTGTTATCTGATGTTTGAATGGGGTGAAGAGGCCCGGAAACTTATAGTCTCGCGTGATTGGAGAAGGTATTTGATCATGGTCGTATATCTTTGTGAGGGTCTGCATCTCTTCGAGACCCCAATGCACAAGCAAGTCGGCATGGTCATCACTAGAGTACAGTATCTCGCTCTTCTCTATATTACGCATTGCTGCGTGTGCTGACTCTACATCTAGAACTAATCTTACCGCACTATTATCGACTATTTTCACAATTATCCTTGACTAAAAATACCCCTTACGGGGGTAAGTCGGTTGAGCCTGACGCGCTGGAGAAGTCGGAAAACCTTTTAAGCACCGCCCAACTGACACGGTTAATGGGTCAAGCAAACTTCCAAAGCCACCCCCCGCCGCACACTCATGCCTAACTGCGGCGTATTATTTCTTACGTTCTTTCTTACTCACTTCTGAAACCAAATTACCTTTTGAGTCGCGCTTAAACGAACGGTTCTTTGCCGCGCTCTCAATCCGCAAACCATTCTTATTAGAGCCACCTTTATCAAGTGCTTTAACGTGTGCAACATCCTTACCCTCACGTGCATCGGCTTTACCGTTACCATTACCGTCAGGCATTTCTTTGTCTAACTTACGCCGACCACGTTGGCGCTCCATGCGGCGATCATTTTCACCTCTAGCTAGTTGCTGTTGGTATTCTTTTGCATACGGGCGGGGCTTATTGACGTAGGGCATTATCTTTCCTTGTGATAGTCGCAGGTTCGCACCGGACACCATCCGCACAGAGGCGTGGGATTGGGCATCCACGCATCATTTTCGTACGACATTTGCATCCGCGCAAGGTCACCGCTAAAACTATTCCAGAGTTCTTTAATCTGGCTACGCTTGTACTCTTCATCAATAAAAGTATCATGCATGACGAACAGCAGCCCAGCCTTGATATGGTTAACTTCAGGGAAGTGGGCAAACACCATAAGTGCCATAAGTTTCAACTGTTTTGGGTCAGGGTACTTATTGCTGCCTGTCTTGTAGTCAACAATGTATGCCACATCCCTATCAATAATCAGTAAATCCGCGATACCCCGTACCCACCGTTCTTTACTGTTGTACTCACAGGCATTGCCGCCTTGGTCAAGAGCCATCTTATGTTCAGGATAGCGTGTGCCATAAATATCAAGCAGGGTATCAAGCATCCCTGAAAACCGTTTATAGTTCTCAGCAAGGGGTGTGCCATCTTTGACATAATTTTCAAGAGCCTTATGCACTTCGTTACCGTAAGTCATCTCAGGAGTCATACGTTTGAAGAAACGCTTTAGTACTTTAACTTCCTGATATTGCTTAGGACAGTTAACGTATTCCTTTAACGACGAGAACGACCATGTGAAGTCCATAACTACCCTTTGAAAAGTTTATCTATACATATTACACAGAAATTGTGCGCTCGGCAATGCATCCTGCAACTATATTTAGCACTCGCCATATGAATCCCCGTACTTAGCTTCACAAGCCACGGGTAAACCCTTAGCCCACTCGGGCGCGATAGACATAACTTGGGTAATAAACCCAATCGCTTCTTGGACTTCCCCCGCTGGCACAACACATACAGCCGCATCGTGTACCGTGAGAACTACCTTGTACCTTTTTTGGATTTCGAGCATCTGCTGCCCGACGATGATCCTCGCCAACGCCTGCACTACGTTCTCTACTACTGTGCCGCCCCATAGATGTACCGTTCCTTTGCGTGATGTGTATGCATATTTAGGTTTGCCATCTTCGCTTACATCCTTTAGATCAGGGTAGCGTATATACAGCCCGTTGGGTAGGCGTATACCTTCTTTGCACACTCGCAAGCAATTGTGCTTGCCGTACCATACCTCCTTGGATTTCTCGTCATTCCAACCCGCTATCTTAGTTAGCATCTTGTCGCCATCACGCCACAGCGTAATGATCTTGTCGTTTGTGTTGCGGTATAGCTCAACAATATCTAAACACTTGCTCTCCTCAAGGTCTACTCCCGGGGGCGTGGTCTTCAAGGTGTGTTGTAGTTTTAACGCTCCTGTTCCGTAACCAAGCCCCAGAATACAAGTTTTACCCACAAACCGCTCAACAGGGTCAGCTTTAGAGATTTCACGCTTGTATATCTTTGATGCAAACACGGAGTACACATCTTCACCGTTAGCAAATGATGTGACCAAATCTTCTTGACCTGCCAACCATGCAAGCACCCGCGCCTCAATCTGTGAGGAGTCACAGTTAATCACCACATGACCGTAGGGCGCGATGATAGCGTTCTTCAGCGTTTTCTTTTTCTTGTCACGGCTTGGCAAGTTCTGAAAATTTACCTTGTCCACCCCTGACCACCGACCTGTGTGTGCGCCGTAGTATTTAAGTGGGATGGGTAGCCGGCTTTTGTTGCGAGCGCCAACGCCTATGAATCTCTCTATTCTTGACTCTTCGATGGTGGATTTAGTCCCAAGCCTTACTGCACACAACTGTTGAATGAACGGGTCTTCATGGGCGGTAAGCAATATAAAGCCTTCATCGTTTTTTGCAAGTGCAAGCGTCTGTTTGCCTGTGGTCTTGCTTAACTTCATCGGGGGTTCGACGCCATACTCTTTTAATAACTCAGCGAACTGTTTATTGCTTGCGAGCTTTTTGCGTACATATTCTTCAGTCTCGCATTTTAATTTCTCCATCAATGTGCCAAGCATAGCCAGCTTTTCTTGGCGAACCTCACTCAGTCGATCTTCAAGCATCGCGTCATCAACCTCAAGCACAGGGTCGATGAACATCCGCAACGTCATGTCAATCAGCGAAAGTTCCTCGTCGGGATAATTAGATGCCAGTTCCCTAAATAGTGCCTTCGTGAGGTCAACGTCATTCTTGCAGTACTCGCCATACTGCGCTAAGTCCTCGGGCGTGAAGTCTTTGCGCTTTTTACCCTTGGCGTCATTCACCTCAGTACCCTTCGCACCCAGTTCATAGCGTTCAGCAAGAGCCTTGAGCGACCCACCCGCATCCACCCCATGTATGGATCGCGCCATGCACAGAGTGTCATAATAGAAAGCGGGTCTGATATTAAACTTCCATGCAAGGATTGCACCATCAAACATTGTGTTGTGGCACAGCAAAGCACTCTCAGCCCAATCAAACTGCATCAGGAATGACTTTGTTTCCTCACGACTGCCTGAGAACCAGACGGCTGGCGCATCGTCAATCTTCACACCTACGCCGATTACTTCAAACTTAGTTTTGTTAATATACTCTTCAGTAGTCAACTTGCTAAGTGTGTAGTCTTGGGCGTAGTACGTCTCAAAGTCTAGTGTGATGAAGCTCATTTAAATCCTAAACCTTTAGCAAAGTCGCCTGTATAACCATTAGCAAATTCTTCAGGGTGGGTCTTGGTTCTTTCGATTAGGATTGCTACTGCTGATAACACGGCGTTCTCCAATTACTGATCAGGGGTAGGTGAGATGCTAAATAAGCATTTCGTACAGGTAAAAAAGGGGGCGCAACGCGCCACCCTAGTACTGATTACTTCTTAAGATTATTTATTTCACGATTCAAATACCACTGAGCTTTCTCAAGGTCTTTCAACTTGTCACCCTTGTGTTCGCTGCGTGTAATGTACTTGATCACGTTGCCAAGGTTGTACCCCAACTCTTTTGCCTCAATGAAGTCGATGGTCTCAATGCCCCCTGTGGTGTAGTGCGGAGGGTTGTTCACCATATCAGTACTATAGGGCTTTACTACATTTGTAGTAGGCGACACCTGCATCCTAATTTTATTGATGTGTTGCGTTACCGACTCGCCCCGCGCCTTGGCTAGAGCATCTCTTAAACCAATCTCTGACATAGTGAGTGACTTAATTTTAACTTTAGCTTTGGGCTTGGCTTCGATCTCAGCTTTGTGCTTGCTACGAACATTGTAGACATAGCTTTTTGATAGCCCTGTCTTTTTAATGATCTCAGCAGGGGTAAGACCTTGCTTGCACAACTCAATAACTTGTTCGGTTTTATTGCGTTTCATTTTACTTCTCCTGTTTTGTGTACTTACGTTTAATTGCTGTAATACCCACTTCGGGTTCTTCCTCGGCGTACTTCGCCTTAATCATTGCATCGGCTAGGACATAGCACCACTTAGCAACACGTGGCTCACTACCATCCATAACACCCCTACTAGCCAATCCCATTAAAGCCAACCCCGCAAACAAATCTCTTAGGTCTTCGTCATTCATCCAGTTCTAGTGCCTCCCGATTGTATTTAAAGGCATAGTCATTGCGGTACTCTGAGGGCGGAGTCCAACCATACTTGCGCCACACGGCTTGTACATCTGCACCGCTTACGTATTTAAATGCTGAGTTAGATAGGTTGTTCTGATTCTGCTGTTCCATTTAATAAGTCCTCTAGTATTGAGATGTTTGCTTCGTTAATTACATACGACATACCACCTGCTTTTCTAATATCCAATAAGGCTTTCTCCTGTAACGCTGTGGTCTTACCTTTCCCGGCCTTGCACTCTAAGCCGATAAACAGACCGTTATAACAAACTAGGAAGTCAGGTACGCCTGACACACCATAGCCACCAGTTACGGGCATTGCATAATACGCGCCCATTGCTATCAACAACTTCTTTACACGATCTTTAACTTTTGCTTCGGGGGTCATACTGGATTCCTTAACCATGCTGCTGCCACATCGGGGCGTGGGATAAATACTTCTTTGCTGTTTACCATGACAGGTTCGCGTGCATCATCACCGTCACCCCAATACCATACTCTTGATACTTGCCCACGCTTGTTGAGTTCGTAAGCACCAATGTGAATCTTGCTCTGTTGATATAACGTCTTGAGCGTAGATAACACAGACTTAATTGGTCTGCCCGTTAACTTAACCAACTTACTAGCCGTAGCATGATTAACCTTCTGCAAAACCTTTGCTACCGTTGAGCCTTTGACTGTTGTGAATTTTGCTACGTCACTCATCTTTTAATTTCTCCTCTAAGTATTCAATCACACCCTTGAGTTTTATACCCCGCGCATACGCCGATTCTAGTTCACGACTTTGCTTTGTTCGTGCGTTAAATTCTTCCATCCATTGTTTGTGTAAATCTGCATTTTCTTCTTTTAGGGTAGCTATTTCAGCTTTTGCTTGGCGTAGCTGTGCTGCTAGGTTCTTAGTTGCCATCGCGCTTCCTCTGTTCTGTATACATACCTGCACGATAGCCAATCTCGTATGCCTTGCGTAATGTCATCATGCCTAGTTCGATTGAATCAATATCCGATATGAAGTTCAACGCACTCTCTTGTGCTGCGCGGCGTACGCTGTCCTCGACCTTCTGCTGTTGTGCGCGTTCGATATCTTCAAAGGCTTCGTCTTCTTCGGTCTTCATCTTCGGCTCCGCTCTTG